GGCTTTTTGATGTCCAGTTGCTCCCACGCTTTTAGTAGTTCAATGATTGCTAGTCCAGTACCCTTGTGGATGTTGATTTTAGAAAACTGGTTTTTTACCCAGTCGATGTCTACTTTTGGCATTAGTCTTTCCTAAATATTAGTTGCTGTAGAGTTTCTACAGCGTTTTGCTTGCTAGGGATGCTGGCTATGTAAATCTCCCGCTGAGCCGTAGCAATCAAATCTCTTTTGTCTTGACTCATTGTATCAATGCTAGTAGCCAAGACATTCCACGCATCGCCTAGAGCGTGGCTTTCTTTCCAGTCTGTGACTACTGGAGTATTTGTGTTCATAGATTGAACATATCTATATGACCAGTAAGTGCCATCTTTTTTATCAGGCGAGATAATTGCTCCAATAGAACGGGCAATTTGCTCTAGCACTTGCTCATCTGTCCAGCCCTTATTCCATTTCATAGGAGAGTTAGGGAGACTTAGAGTGTCAACAGTGTTTTTAGCCCAAGGCGAGGAGATGCTATCAATTGCCCACTTCTGTCTTCTATCGACCTTGTCCAGTTCTGAAGATAGCAAGTGAGAGTCCAAGTTGATACCTACTAGGTTTTTCCTAGCATTAATACAAATTTTTATTTCCGACTTCCACGGCAACTGAGGGTAAATAGTGGTTATCCACTGACTCTCGTATAGATATTTGACTCCATCCATTACCGACGAGAGCAAATCTTTATCAGCAACAACATTAGAGTACTCTTTGCGATAAGAAAAGAAAGACTTAGTGAGGCTATCTGGATTAGAGATTACAGACTTTAGGCTTGGCTCAATCTGGCTTGTGCTTGGGGTGTCAATGTATAGAGTCAACTTACTGGAGTTCTTTAGCGTATTAATTACACTAAGAGCACCGTAGACCCTATTAGAGCCGACGCTACTGATTGGTGCTACACCAACTAGCACGGCATCAAACTTATCTAGAGTCTCTTCAGTCATATAGACGCTGGGACTAGCCCAAGTGACTTCGTGACCAGCACTGGTCAAAACTTTATTTAGTGCCCCAGCAAAACTTAGGGACTTTTCGTTTGCACTAGGCGAAGCCTGTGGCGCAGACATACCAGTGAGAAAAACCTTTGACATCATTTCCTTATTTGTATATGTGAAAAGGGACACCGCCCACTACTAATTATAGCGAGCGATGTCCCTCTTTAGTGGTTCCTAGAAAGGAGCGTCTGCTGGTGCCGAAAGTGGCGCACTAGCAGGTGCAGGAGCAGGTGCAGGTGGTGGCGGTGGAACCGCAGCACCAGCAGTGCTCGCTACAGGGGCAGCAACTTGGTTGCTCTGAACATAGTACTTGGTGAGTTCATTACGCTTGTCACCGTTCCATGTACGAGAACCAACCTTGGCACGGAAAACCTTGCCATCAAGTGATGCCTCAATCTGAGCGTTTGATGGGTTGTTGTTGAAGAACTCACGAGGTAGTCCTAAAGCAGCCATCTTAGAGAAGAAGATAGCCAGGGCGTTCTTGTTCTCAGGGGAGATAACTAGGTTGTCCCAGACGCGACGCTTGTTGTAAGCACCACCCTGAACTTCCGTAGTCAACTTGAACATAGTCTTACCGCTAGCGGTAACTGTGCTCTTTACCTCAATTACCTTGAGGTCGTAATCGCCGTCGGGCAACGGCTCGTAACTTCCGCCAGCGACATCGCCAGCATCCTTTACTAAATCTGCCCAGTTAATGCTACTCATAGCACTCACCATACCTTACTTGGGTTGTGTTATCTGCTAGAACGGTTCTAGGCAGATTTCTTTTTCTCGGTCTTTACACCGAAAATCATGTCGAGCATACGCTCGATTCCGAGGTTTTCCTGTTCAACAATCGCACCAAGGCGACCCTGAACACGCTCTCCAGCCTCAACCTCATCCGTGCGTTCCACATACATACGGCGTGCCTTGTAAGGCAACTGAGTTGGGTCTGGGTTTGGAATAGTCTCGTTAGAGATGTATCCGAGAACATCGTAGAAGTACGGAGCCTGAACTTTCAACTGACCCTGTAGATAAGGGTGCATACGATTATCCTGACCACGGCTAGCCATAGCAGTCATAACTACAGCCTCAAGTGGCTGAGTAGGGTGCGAGGTTAGGTCGCGTAGGTCGCGTAGAAGATGCCCCATGTGGCGAAGTAGTTCGCCCCACTGTTGCATCTTCATCTGCTCTGTACCAGCGATGTTATCCATACACTTCACTTGAAGTTCTGAGATGGAGTCAATGATAAGCGACTTGAACTGGTGCTTACCAGACTGTAGCCACTGGAACGCTTTTAGGACTACATCGTAGTCGCGAACCTGAACAACTACGGTGTCCCAAGTGCCGTCAGCCACAGGTGGCTCTTCGCGCATTGGGTCCCAATACTTTACATTGATGGGTAGGAAACGGTGTCCACCCTCAACATCTAGCATCAGGCGAGGGTACGGTGCTGTGACAGCAAAAGTTGATTTACCAACTTTTGACTCGCCATAGACCATGAGAGTAAGGGAACGATGTACTTCTGACATTAGTTCTCACTACCTTTCTTTTCGTCTTCTGATTTGTAGTAACCATATGGGTCGGCTGACTCATACATCTCACTAATTGCTGCCTCGGCGGCGGAACCGTCGTCGATAAGCGGGCAAATAGTGTAGAACTGACACTTCCACTTGCAGTCCTTGCCAGGACTTGGGTAAGCGACAAAATTAGGGTCTGCCCCAGCATCAAGAGACTTCTTGACATTCATAAGGTCAGAGATAGTACCGTGGATTCTTTGCCAGAAAGAACGCATTGTGTACTGGTTGTGGCGGACTTCAATCTGCTCGTAGAAAGGTGGGCGTGCGTTAGCAGTACGCTTTACTTTCTTTAGCATTGTGAAGATGCCACCCTCGGAACGCTCTTCAGGATTCTTGTTCTGAGCGGATTCCAAAAGCATATAAGTAAGAATCTGCTCATTCATCTGAGCCTGATTAGCAAAGTCCGAGAACGAACCACCAACAGTCTTGAAGTCGCGGAACATACGAACACCATCACTCTTGCGACGGACACGCATATCCAACTTACCTTGAAGAACTACATCGCCATCAAACAATGGCATCTGAATAATCTCTTCAGTAGAAATCATTTCTAGGTCTGCGTCAATGCCCTCAGCCGCCATCCACTCAAGGTAGCCCTCAAGCATAATGCGACCAAGTTCAGCCTCAGCCTCAAGGTCATATGTGTCGCGGTACTCAGCAACGAGTTTTGCTAGGTCGCGTTCAACAAGTTGTGAGTGAGCCTCAAGCAAGTCTTGACCGCTGGAATAATGCATATCTAGAGCCTCGTGAACACGAGAACCTAACGCTAGAGCACCAGTGAACTGCTTAGTGCGTGGCTGTAGACGGCGGTAGTAGCCAAGCCACCACTTGCGACGGCAGTCTTTGAATACCTGAATCTCTGAGTTAGAGAGCGTGTATGGTTTCTTCTCTTCAGGAGAAACTTCTACTTCATTTGTAGTTTCGTCATTCATATTTACAACTTACCTGCCTTGTCATCTTTTAGCAACTCTAATAACTTACTCTTGTCTCGAACAATCTGCTCAAAGTTTTCAGCCTTAGTTTCTAGAACTTGAATAACTCGCTCTTCGAGAGTGCCCTCAGTTACATAATCCATAATCACAACAGAGTCGTGAATCTCAGAACCGATACGGTGGACACGGTCTAGTGCTTGCTTGTGGTCTACGAGCGACCAAGGTCGCTGTAGCATAACGAGACGGCGTGCTGCGGTAAGTGTTACACCGACACCACCAGCCTTGTCTGTGAACAGAATCCACTTGGTGCGACCAGATTGAAAGTCGTCAATAGATTCTTGACGCTCTTCTTCGTTCTGTGCTCCAGTAATCATTCCGTGTGGAATCTTCGCTTTATCTAGTTCTTCACTAAGAAGTTCTAGCAACTGACGAGATACAGCACAGACAGCAACGCTGTCGTCGCCGAAGTCTCCGTTTTTGATGTCATCCATTAGAGCATCAACCTTACAAGAGGGGGCTGACAAAGTAGCCTTAGGCTCACCTGTCTTCTCGTCTGCCTTGATTTCAGCGTATGAACTAGCAAACTGAAGTAGGCGAGTGGTCTGAGTAAGAACGCTAGGTGCTACCAAAGTGTCAGCACTGCCAGACGGGTCTTCAAGCAACGCAATCATATTGTCGCGCATCTGCTCGTAGGCTTTCTTCTGCTTAGTAGACATCTCGACATCGCGACGCTCGTTCATAATCTCAGGTAGCCAAGGAAGTACACGAGCCTTGAGCATACGACGCATCATAGGGTCGACAGTCTTGTGGAACTCGTCTTCCATATGTGGCTTTAGTCCAAGAACCATCATTCCACCAAACGCATTGAGCATAGTGTCGACCATACGGTCAATCCACTTACTCTTTGTAGGGAATTCCTTAGGGCTAATCCAGTGAAGAATTGCCCACATATCTAGGACATTGTTTGCTACAGGAGTTCCAGTAAGAGCAAAACGAATCTCAGCGTTACCACTTGCTGCGAATAGGGCACGGCTCTGCTTAGACTTAGGGTCTTTTGAGCGGTGCATTTCGTCAGCAACCACAGCCTTGAAGTCAATACGATTTAGTTCACGCTCGTGAACTTCGCATCGAGTTTCAGTTACTCGGTCGTCGTGACCCTTACAAGCCTTACAGCGAGCAAGAGCAATCGCACCATAAGGTGCTAGGCGTGAGTGGGTGCGTAGTGATTCCCAGTTGATTACATAGATGTCAGCCTCTTCTTCAAACTGCTTACGGCGTTGCGTAGCAGTTCCAGAGATAACTTGTACCTTTACTTCTGGCCACCATCTCTTGAACTCGCGTTGCCAGTTCTTCTTCAGAGTGTTAGGGCAAACAATCATTGCTGGGAATACGGCATCGCCATTTTCCTGAATCTGCTTTAGACCACGAATAGCCTGAGCGGTCTTACCTAAACCTGGTTCGTCGGCGAGAAGTGCTCGCTTAGCAACGGCTAAATACTTCACTCCAGCACGCTGGTGGGGGAATAGGTCTTCATTGCCAGTCTCACCATCGGGTAAGTTTTCTAGGTCGCGTAGAGCCATAGCAGGGTCAATCCTGACAGCACGCTCGTTAGAAGCCCAAGACTTTAGGGCATCGCCGAGTACAAGTTCATCTTTGAATGTTGAGCGTAGTGCTAGGCAAGCAGACCAAGACACAGGAATTTTCCACCTGCTGATTGAGCCGTCAAAGGTAGCGCCAGGAAGACTCTTACAGAGTTCCTTGAAACGCCAGTCTGCGTCAATAATAATGTCTGAACCCGTTGAATCTAGTTCTACATTGATAGCCATAGTTGGCTTCCTTTCGTCATTACATACATACTATCACGAAACGCGAATAGTTATTTACTTTTTTCGATAGTATCTCTAACTAATCTAGAAGTTTAGTAGGAATCCAACCAATTTTCACTAATCGTAGCACGGCGTGTCGGATTGCGTCAAGTGCGTGCCCCTCGCCACCTTTGTGCCAAAAGCCTAAGGTCTTAAGTTTTTCATTGCTAAACATAGCCTTAGCGTCTGCTGGAGACTGGAAAATAATTGTTTCTGGGTCAATTTTGTGGTCAAGCATAATCTGCTTGAGAATACCAATCTGCTCTAGCGAGTACGGAGCCTGAGCGTTGCGTACAGTCTGAGCGTTGATAGTAAATCTCTCGCAGACTATGTCTATTGGCATACCGTATTGAATGTAAGAAACAAAAGCATTTCTAATCGGCTGAGCATACTCGTTTTGCTGATACTCACCAGACCACACAAGTTTTGGTTCATAGCCTTTTTCGTACTCAAACAAGCAGATACCGCTGGCTTTACCAGGGTCAACACTGAGAATTAGACGCTTACTCATCGTACTTGCTCCCCCAGTTCTCAAACGGACCGTCTACACCAGCGGTGAGCGGGACATCCCAACCCTCTGTAGTTGTCATACATTGCTTTACAGTTTGCATAATGTCTTCGTAGCCCTCTCTTGGAACATTCAAAACAATTTCATCGTGAACAGGGACAATCAAATACTCAGTCAAGTCTGCTTGGTCAAGTTTGATTAGGTTTTGTTTGAAGATTTCAGCAGCACTTGCTTGAATCAAATAGTTAGTCAGCGAATACACACGGTCATCATCGCAAGGCAGACGGCGACCAGTTCTAGTCTTTACATAGCCAGAACCCTCGGTCTTGAGGCGACGCATACCAGCATCTTCAATAGCCTGAGCCATATGACGGACACCAGGATAACTAGAATCAAAAGCATCTACAACCGACTTCATCTGAGCATCTGCTACTCCAGCGGTCAGTGCCATAGTCGCTACACCAGCACCGTACAACTTTCCATAAACTACACCCTTGATAAGTTTGCGTCGGTTGTCTGACTTCTGCGCTGTCGGGTCTTGGTATACCTGACGCATAATCTCAGTAAACACATCTCCACCAGTGCGGTCAGCCTCGTTGAACAGATTGATTAGGTCTTGGTCTTGGCTAAGGTTCGCTGTAAGACGGAACTCGACTTGGTCAAGGTCAGAAGAAATGATTAGGTGGTCTTCATCTTTAGGAATAAAAGCACGACGAACAGTAGCGTCTCCAGACGGCAAAGTCTGTAGGGCAGGTTCGGTGATAGACATACGCCCAGTTCGTGCCGCAAGGGTACGAATAGATGGGTGGACAATTCCATTGATGTTTCCCTCAAGGAAGTTCTTGAAGTAAGTGTTTGCCAACTTATCCGCTTTGCGTTGTTTTAGAACAACCTCAGCCAACTGCTGAACCTCAGGCGACCCATCGCGAACCAGCATCATCAGTTGGTCCTTAGACGCCGACTTCTGCCCCGACGGAGTTGTCTCGGTAATGTCAGCACCTAGTTTTTCAAGTATGCGAACCAACTGAATATTGCTTGTGATGGAACCACCGTAAGTTTCAAAACCCCACTTACGGACACTTTCGCCATAGTCGTTTAGTTCGTCAAACTTCTTTTGCGAGTAGTCAAGGTCAACACGAGCACCGTTGAGTTCCATACGAGTAGCAATCTTGCGAGTTGCCATTTCAAGTTCATAAGGCACGGAGTAAATCTGATTGGGACCGCACTGCTCCCAAAAACGCTCAAACAATTTCATAGTGAGCACAGTATCCAACGCACCATAAGACCAGTAAGGCTCAAAGTTGACTGGGACAGTACCCCAAGTCCAACCGTTCTCGTGTAGAGAATCATCTAAGTGCTTTTGTAGGGCAGCAGCCTTAGGGTCGACATACTGAGAAGTCAAACGCTTGAGGGCAGCGGAGCCGATAGGGTCAATAATCTGCGACATAATCATTGTGTCGTGAGCACGATGCCACGGCATAGACCAACGGGATTGCATCTCAAACCACTTAGCCTCAAACGCAATGTTGTGGCAAACAATCTGACCGTCAAACTTATCCATCGCTTGATAGAAAACTCCAGACCATTCATCCCAAGGGATAGACCAGCCTTGCTCACCGTCTCCTACTTGGACTAGACGGAGTCTTCCGTGCCAAGGAGATAAAGCATCTTTGCGGGGGCGACCGGGTAGTTCACCAGTTTCGGTGTCAATAGCAATAGCATCGTGAGGGCGTCTCTGGCTTAGCCAAGTTAGGAAATCCCCAGCCTTTTCTACGCTGTTTACTAGGTGAAGTTGGGTATTAGCCAAACCACTTGTCATTTGTGTCCAATCGTCGTTTTGTTAGTTTACTACTTATGCGAAGTCTTCGCCA